CACCTTGTTTCCAGTCATAAATTCAAGAGAAGACTGGTTAGGAACAGTGCCAGAAGTAATGAGGGAACCAGTGGTTGTACCACCGGACTTAATCAATTGAACGGTGACGTTCTGAGAATTGGGCGTCGTATTAGAAGCGAGAATACTGAGAATCACACCATAAGTACCAGCAGGAACACCACTGGCGTTGGACGTACCGGAAATAATCGCAGTCGGAGAGGTAGATCCGCTGGCGATATTTTGCCTAACTACCGAAACAAAACGTGCCATTTATTTGCGGATACCAGTCACAGTTTTCTTAATTATAAGGTGTTTAACCAAGTGCAATAGCAAACACAATTGCCGTGTTATCTGCGTAGCTTTCAGTTGCCACATTGGACCCACTAATTCTTAACGCAGAGGAGAACAAACCACTGACCCCTGTCACCGTGGCACCCGACACAGAGCTGGTGAAGACGCCACTGACGCCTGTAATGGTTGTAGCACGAATAACATTACCGGTAACTGTTGCGCCAGAAACAGTGGTGGTACCGACGACAGTTACACCAGTGAGATTTGTAAATAGCCCGGTATTGCCAGTGACCGTATTACCAGAAACCGTCACGAAATTGGCGGTTGTGCCGGTGACGGTTGCACCTGTAACTGTTGTAAAGCCAGCGGTATTCCCAGTTAGTGCAGTAAATTGACCAACGTTACCGGTAACAGTGGCACCAAAAACTGAAGTACTACCAACAAGGTTGACACCGGTCAACGTAGTAAATAAACCGAGGTTTCCGGTAATTGTCGTGCCGGTGACTACGGTGAATGAGCCGGCATTGCCAGTAATCGTGTTAAATTGAGCGGCATTACCTGTAACTGTCTGGCCGGTTACCGTTGTGAAGCCGGCGGTGCCGCCTGTGATTGTGGTGAATTGAGCCAAACCTCCGGTAAAGGTCTGACCACTGATCGTTCCAGTGGCACTAATGCCAGAACTAAAGAGACCAGAGCCACCAACAACGAGGTTGCCGTTGATATTGGCACTGCCTGTAACAGTGATTTGTTGGCGAACGATTCCTGTTGTGAACGTCGCCGTAATTGCATTGATATCAGTAAAGTTTCCGGTATTACCAGTGATCGTCCCACCAGAGATTGTGGTTAGACCAACGATTGTGCCGCCGGTAACGCTATCAAACTTACCGAAACCACCACTGACTGTTACACCAGAAACCAGTGTGGTGCCAATGACATTAACGCCGGTGATATTGGTGAATTGAGCCGTAGTACCAGTTACTGTCGTACCACTGAGGGTTCCAGTGACTTGAACACCGGAGCTAAAGAAGCCAGATCCAAGCGCCCTAAATGTTCCAGAAACAGTTAGATCACCGCCAATTGTCTGGCCAGATGTAACAAGGGTCTGGAAAACGCCAGTGGTAAAGCTTGCGGTTGTACCTGTGACACTTGCACCGGATAAGGAAGACGTAAAGACGCCTGTTGCACCGGTGATATTTGTGAAGCGGCTAGTGACACCAGTGACTTCGCCAACCGACAAGAAGTTGGTAACAGTGCCTGTAATTGCAAATAAATTAGTAAATGCGCCGGTATTGCCTGTGACTGTGGCACCAGACACACGCGACGTGAAGGTACCAGAAACACCCGTCAGCGACGCAATGGTAAAAGTGTCTGCAGTCAAGTTGACCGCGTTGACATTCGTTGCGTTGACGTTTGTACCAGTCAGCGTTGTACCACTGAGGGTGCCGCTGACAGTTGCATTATTTTGTACGGTGAGCGAACTGATGGTTGCCGTATTGGAAACCGCCAGGCCAGACGTTGTCGTTGTACCGGAAACTGTTAAGTCTCCACCAACGGTTACGCTGCCACTCACTGTGCCGCCAGTGCGCGGCAGGTAGAAAATATTTAGATATGCCTTGGTACCAGATATTGTTAATTTCTTGTTTTTAATTGCCGGGTCAACTTCAGCAACCTTCACGACTGTGAATAGGTCGGCCTCGGCTAGGTCAATGCCCGCAATCTCTTGTAATTCGCTTATTCTGCGATTAGCCACTACCTATTCACATAAATGCCCTTGGATCAATTATAGTTCCGTAAGTCCAATACACTACTTAACCTTGATTTCAAGGCGGGGTAGCACGTTGGTCGCAAAGTTCCAGGCTGCTTGTACACCGGTTACCAAACCGCAGGACAGCAGAAACACCAGTAAAAGTTCGGCAACCGTCAAGTTGCGACGAACATAGACAACTTGCGGAGGTTGTTGAGCAATTTGTTGTTGTGCCATGGTTTGTTGAATCGCCAGCTCCTTGGCACGGGCCTTCATTTCTTCTAGCTGTTCGAGAGAAATCTGTGGAAGAGAAGGCAGCTGACTGGGGGGAATCTGATCTTCCATTTGGGCAAACTGTTTTCCCACACGTTAGCATCTGATCAAAACATTTGTCGTTATGGCATACGGTCTAAGGAAAGGTTTAGAAGACATTGCACATGAACTGAAGGGTATTCGCAATATCCTGGCGAGCATGTGGCATAGCCGTTATGAAAACGGTGAAACAACGTCGCTGAACCCCCAGGCCTTTGCCGACGAGTACATCTCGACAGAAGAATGTGCCCGGCGTCTGAATGTTTCTGACCAGACTCTAAGGAATTGGATTGCCATGGGGAGAAAAACCCCTGATAAGGGCTGGGTAGAAGGCATCCATTACATCAATGCATGTCCCAACCCTTCCAAGAAGGCAGTCATCCGCATCCCTTGGAACTCGCTGGTGCAATCATTCGCCAAAAACCGAGAGACCTTGGTAGACGATCACCGCAAGCAAATCAACCGGCTTTATAAATCAACGACGTTTGATGCGTTGGAATAATGGCACACCGTTTTCGAGACGTTGATCTTTCCGCAGTTACCGTAGAGAACTGCGAGGAGTCCCTACCGGAATCATTGTTCCGGCAACTGGAGATGTTCTTGCCTCCCGAGGGCTCTTTCGACGACGGATGCCTGCGTCGATACCTCGAAAACTTAAAAAACTATGAAGAAGAGGACGCCAATTCCAATATGACGCTAGCAAATCGCTTGCGGCTGGCGTTCCGTGACATGAGGCCCGACACAATCTGTGGCAAATTCCCCCAGGCTGAATTGCCCCTCAAGCGTCGTCTCCGTTGTGTGGCCGAATATCTTATCAGGTCTGGTGAGTTGGATAAAGTACGCGATGCGGAAGGAAAACTGATAAAAAAACGTGGCGTACTTGGCAAAATGGTCGTTTTATACCAGCCGACCGATAAACTGATTGAATCATTGGCCCGGCAGGGTTTGTTAGACGCATGAATCGCAGGGAAAAACTGATCGCATCCGTCATTGGCCCTGAGATGGATGAGACGAAAGCCAAAATGCTTGATGCAACAATCAAGTTAATTCTTGGTGATATGGGTGAGCACTACTCCAAGATGTGGGATGCCGAGGGCCCAGGCGTCATGGTGTTCCAGCCCGAGAATTTATCGCGGTCCATGTTCTTCCTGACCCTCAAGGAACTCCACGCCGCACAAGAGGAGTGCGAACGGGACAACGATGGAGATATGGCGGAGACATTCCGGCGAATCTTGCAGGCAGCGCAGAAGATTGACCCACAAGAAAAGGCAGGATACCTCATCAATGACAAGACTGGCCTTCGTTACTGCGAAGTGGACTACAACGCAGCTGCTGAGAGCTGATGCCGATTCAAAATATTAAGTCTCACGCGGAAGACCGTGAGCTGATCACCAACCAGGACTTGGTCGCATCGGCGCATGCACTCCTGGAGGGCATCGATCTGGACGTTGCCAGCTCCAAGGTGGCTAATCAGTACGTCGAAGCAAAGGAATATTTCACTCCATCGGATGATGGGTTGAATTGCCAGCAGTGGTTCGGTAGTGTCTACTTGTTTCCGCCCAGTGGTACCTACTTTTGGGAACGGAAGAACCAACGGTGGAAGATGACGCGCTCAACGTCACCTACATTGACCTCTTCCCATGCCGTCTGGTTTCGAAAATTGTATAGATCGTGGATGGCCCGCGAGATCAAACAAGGCCTTTACTTTACGAATTGCCCGGACATGATCCGGTACGAACAAAAGCTGTTCGATTTTCCTGTCTGCATTCTCCGTACGGCCCCAACATTGCTCAAAAATACGAGCAATGGCGTTAGCAGACATAAGACCTGCACATCGTTTTTGGTCTATTTGCCACCGATGGAATCAGCCACGGAAGCAACCGAGCGTTTTCTTGATATTTATTCAGAAAAGGGCCGCATTCTCTACTAATTTTGTATACTGAAAAACGATTGAAGGCGACCATGACGGTTCTTGCGGATTGGCAGATCAAGACCCTGGCAGAAGAAGAGGGCATGATTTCACCGTTCGTGGATCATGTCGTCAGCGAAGAAGACGGACGGCGCCTTTTGAGCTATGGGCTTAGCTCCTATGGCTACGACATCCGCCTTTCGCCCAGTCAATGCTTGATCTTTGGAAAAGTCCAGGCTGGTGACTGCGATCCCAAAGACTTTGATCCAGACATTCTTAAGCCTGCTGAATTACTGGAAGACGAAAGAGGCCAATATTTTCTTTTGCCTCCCTATGGCTATTGCTTAGGCGTAGCACGGGAGCGCCTGAAACTTCCCCGTGACGTGACTGTTGTTGCGGTTGGTAAGTCGACGTACGCTCGCTCGGGAATCCTTGTGAATATCACTCCAGCTGAAAGTGGCTGGGAAGGCTACCTCACGCTGGAGATCAGTAACTGCACCGGGCTTTTTAACCGGATCTACGCAAATGAAGGCATCACCCAGCTCTTGTTTTATCGCGGGGCTCCCTGTGAAGTGAGCTACCAAGATCGCAAGGGTAAGTACCAAGATCAACCCCCCGAGGTTGTGTTGTCTCAGGTGTGATCAGGCAAAAGATTTGCCGAAGCGTGGCTGAGGTTTATTGGCATAGTTGGTACTACCGGCGGTACCAATAGTGTCCCCAAGGCTGGGAAGTTCAGTACCATCGATAAACGCTGGATTACGTGGAGTTTTTCCACGGATTGTCGGCTCAGCAATCCCAGCTCGTTGACGGTATGTCCCAGCGGTCTTTGCGGCCCGCATGAATTTGGCAACACGCTCTTGTTTGTCATTCGTGGGTTCAATTACAGACTGCTCATCGTCTTCTAAACGACGCAAATCTGTGTCATAAATCTTTTCAGGATGTAGATCAGATACTTCAACACCTGAGGATCCAGAGTCGTGCCTGGGATCGTAGGTGGAATCAAAGAAATTTGCCATAGTATTATTGTAAAAGGAATAAATCAAGCCTTAGATATCATGCATAACCAAGCCGCCGCGTTCTTGGATGCGTTTGTCGAAGATGAGGTGAAGTGTCGGTGCCTGGATCAAGACCAAGACTTCGGTGCACCCATCGATAACCAAGAGAATGATGTTCCGTTGTACGATATGTACAATCGTGGACTGACGGCATGCGAGCAGGGACTGGAACGGAATCCGCTCAACATCGAGGGAATGGATCGTCCCGGAGTGACCGGTTACATTCCTTCGATGGAACAGGGTCTGGGGATGGGAGCAGCACCGAAGCCCCGGTCTCTGGTACTGGAACTGGAAGGTCCAACGGAGGAAATGAAGGAGGAGTCCTTGAAAAGGCGTGGTTTGCGCCGGTAGAAGACGAAGAGATTTCTGATTGCCCAGGGGGTGTTTGCCCCGTTCCCTGGCTTGTAAAAGAAGAAAGGCCTGAGGTTAGGGAGGATGTGGTTAATCATCCTTCCCATTACACCGATGGGGGCATTGAATGCATCGAAGCCATTGAGGCGGCTTTAACCACCGAAGAATTCCGTGGTTACTGCAAGGGAAATTGCATGAAGTATATTTGGCGTGAGCGCCATAAAGGCGGGACAGAATCACTGAAGAAGGCACGGTGGTACCTGGATCGTCTTATTGAAATGGGCGAAGTTTAAAAGGGCTGGTACTCGTCTTCTTCGCTGTCCTCGTCGTCGTCCATCAAGCAAGCGGCGGCGAGTTCACACAGTTCTAAATCAGTGGGAAGATCCCAATCCAACTCAATATTTTCATCGGCCAAGATGGCTTTTACTGCGTGCCACTCCATGAGCCGTTGGTGGTACAGGTTCAGTAAAGCAGCGTATAACTCATCCCAGGTCATCTCCTGGGCTGTGAGTTCTGCTTTCCGCATGGAAAACTGCAATTCCAGTGGAAGTTGAAATTCACGGGGTTCGACTGAACGCTCCATTCCACTTTGCAGGTCTTGTTCTAATTATTCTAAGCCTAGGTAGTAAATATGGCGTCCAGCTCTTCTTGGCTGAATTCATCCCAGGGACGATCCGTGATCTGGAAATCGTTGGCAAACTTAGACAGAACATACGGGCTGATGTTTTCTTCCAGTTCGCGGATTGCCCGTACTTCATGCGGAGCAGCGCTGTAATTCCTAAATGCGGCTAGTAAAATTTGTGTGGATGCCCAGGGATTTGCATCTACTTCCTGGAGGAACAAGTCGACTTCTTCCCTACGCCGATCCAGGAGACCGCCGATAACTTTGTGTTCGGCATCAAAGATCCAACTGGACATTTCCTGTGTCGCCATGCAGAAGTCCTCTGCTTCAATGGCGTCGATTACGGAGCTGTACAGGAAGGGCTGCCATCCAATTGAGTGGATGAATGAAATCAATGCCTGCCGCATGCAGGGATCAAGACCAAGATTGAGCTTAGTCAGCTGACTGTCAATGATTTGCACTTCGTAGAACAAGTGTTGCAAGGCTTTTTCTTTGCTGCAACACTGCCCTTGCTTAACAGGAGAGCCGTCTGGGTAATACTGAGTGCCGTAACCAATGGTGTAAGGTTCACCACCAGTGGTTAAGTCTGGGTACGCCTTTTCGCTGAAACCTTCGTACTTGCGAATTAAGTTAATCGCATGCGAAAAGTCGGACATGGGGGTAACACTTTATTACCCCCAATCATACACAAAATTTTATTTACCTTGCCCGCGCATTTTTTTGCGTCCGTGATTAGGAAGGCTGTGTTGACCCTGGCCTTGACGCGTTTTCTTGGGCTTGGACTCAAGTTTGACGGATGAAGATGATTTGGGTTTTGCCATGACAGGAGTGAGTTGGCGCTACCACTTTACTTTGTGGGACCAGTACCTGGCAGACATGATGTCGGGGTTCGAATCTTGGGCGTTATGTCTTGCGTAATATGACTTTTTCCTTGCTTTTTCTTTGGCACTGGTCGGATTTTTCCCAGCGCCCTCAACGCCCTGTTGGCCGAACCGAATAATCTTTTCCTCTCCTCCCTTGCAGGCTTTGACAACATGGGACTTGGTGGGATGCCCAGGTGTACGGCGAGGCTTGTTACACGCCATTTTGTCCTTAGCAATCTTGGCTGCAGCCGCTGCTTTTTTATGTTTTTCAGCCATTAGAGTCCTTTAAACATTGAAGTGAACTCACCCAAAATTTGTGTGCCTGTCTTTGATTTGTAATCAGTTTCTTCATCTTCATCATCCAATCCTAATCTGAAGAAACTTGCCGAAGTATCACCACCTTCCTCTTTGCTTCCTGTTGTTCCCTCATCAAAGAAACTTTCGATTGTGCCAAGAGAAGCAAAGGGGTCACTCAAGTCAAGGCCGTATGACTGCAGTGCCTTGTCGCTGCCAGCCTTGGTGAGGATTGTTTGTTCAGACCTGTCTAAATCTGGAAAGAAGTTATTGTAAAACTCATCTTCTGTACCCTGGTAACCAGCGGACTGGAACGTTTTATACAGTTCAGTTTGTGGTGTTGCCATTTCATCTTTATAATCCTCTGGCCGCTCAATGTAAGTAAGGCCAAGAACTTGCTGTGTTGGGCGTTGACGTTTTTCATTTAAATATTTAATTTGCTCACGAATATCCTGGGCCGAACCTGTGCGTAATGTTTCGACCACATACTGTTTTAATTCATCCACTGTTCCCTTGAAGTCAGTCAAACCATACCTTTGCAGAACCTCTTGCCAGCTTGATTTGTCATTGGGGTCTAAGCCACGGAGCATCTCATCGGCAAATTCTTCCGGAGTAATGAATTGACCGAAGACAGATCCCTGGCGCAAAGCTTCTTCTTTCAGAGAAGGCAAAATGTTGTTATAGATTTGATCTTGGACCTTGCCTGCATTCAAAATATCTTCAGCCGCGTCATAACCCAAGCCTTGTCCTTTGATTTGAAAATGCATACGAGCAAAGGCATCTTTGTCGTTTAAATTGACACCAAAACGATAAGCTTGTTGTGCCCAATACGGATCACCCTTCTTGGCGGCTTCCCAATCCTGGGCAACACTTTGTGCTTGGTTTGTATATATTGTTTGCCTTGCCTTATCCCCAGTGGGATTAAAGTAAAAATCTGCGTTGAAATAACGATCATTATTGGCTTTAATTTGATCCAGGTATTGATTAGCACGTAGGTTTGCGACAAGACTTACTGCATTAACCATGTCCTGGGTTTGGAATGGGTTTTGTTCTTCTTGTCTAATATCAAGATACTCAACAAATTCATCCATCGAACGCGCCGTATTAAAGCGCGGAATTAAATATTCATCAATAAAGTTTCTTGCAAAGTCGCCTTCAATTTTTATCTTCTCTTCCGCTTCAGAATTTGTATAGCCAAGCTCCAGGTCTTGTTCATATCGTTTCTTTAGTTCGCCATCAAACCATTGCTGCCAGTTATAGGTCGCATTATTGCGAATACCTGTAATATTTTGAAGGCTTTTTTCTAGGGATTCTTCGGCTTTGCCTGCGGACGTAAAGGAAAGCAATCCGCCAACTCCCGTATCGCCAAGGATCGCGTTGCTTAATTCATTGTTGATATTCATAATTTCACTGAAGCCGCCAAAGCCGCCCATTAAACCGAGCATTTCTTCCTTGGCTTTGGCTTGTTTCATTTCTTCGATTGTCTGTTTGAGAACATCCTGGGTTAAGGCACCAAATTTTTTAACGTCCACAGTGGCTTTTTCGCCAACAGCTTCATTGAGCGCATCTTCTAATTGTGTGATGCCATAGCCTGCATTAATGTTGTAATTTAAACTGACTTGCCTATCCTCTGGCCGTTCTGAAATGCGGAATAGTGTAACAAATTCATCGGGTTTGGTTACGTCCAGATAATTGTCTTTGGCTAATTTGATCCAGTAGGGATCATCTCGCTTGGCTTTATTCCACTCGGCAGCAATTTCTGGAATGTTCAAAAGACGATTTGTTTGGGTTGTCGTATCAATGCCGAGCTGTAAATCACGGACTGCTTGAAGATCCTGGTCCGTTGGTTTTTTCTCGACGTAACCAGTAGCAGCAGAGGTCGCTTCTGGTGCGTTACCACGGAAACCAGCTGGTTTACCCTGGGATGTGTAATGTTGCAAGTAGTAACCATTTTCGCCATATCTTTCGGTGACATCAATATCATCGTTGGAAACAGCGGCCTTCCATTCTTGTTCAACTTGAGGGTATGTCTGCTTGTAATACTTGGGATCAAAATCACCATACAAAGGTTTAGCGCCTAAGTTTGTATTCCATGTTTGAAGTTTTTCCGTACGATAAAAAGTTTTGTATTGCTCTTCTAAATCTTTTTTAACGGCTGCATCAATACCGTCGAGATTTCGTATTAATGTGCGTTGAGAAGTGTAATCTCCGCCTTTTGTTGTTCCAGCGGCTGAAACGGTTTTATCATATGCAGCGTTCAAAGATTGGTTTTTTGTATTTAATGCTGTGTTAGTTGCGTTTTCTTTTGCATTATTTTTATTCATCAGGTCTCGGTTTCGGTTGCCCTCGGTATCATCTACATATTTATGATGAGTTTCCGTTCCCGTTGCGACACAATGTCCGAGAAACCATCTCGTACATACAGTGACAGGATAGTTAACCCTAACTTGTTGAGTGGTTGAATAATCAGTTTTTAAGTTTGTAGGATAATCCGTCTTTTCGTATGAAACATTCCACTTTCGTTTTATCGCGTCGTAATAAAGGCCCACTATCCAGCCGCAAATCTAGGAGCAGTCGTATCAATATTATAAACAAAAATATCAATTACCTCCTGTGACATCCAGGCTTTAATGCGAGTGTACTTTTCTTCTGTGAAATAAGATTGTTGACGATACCACTCTTCCATCTTTGCGCTTGCCTTATTTGTGTTACAACGACGGCATGCGGGAATCAAGTTATTTCTATTGCTTGAACCAGAACGGAAGCGGGGGATAATGTGATCAAGGGATGTGGCTTCATCTCCGCAATAGCCACACTTACAATCCCAGGCTTCGTAAATAGACTGTCGATAACGTTTCTTTGCTAACTTTGGAGTTAATTCAATGAGCAGGGCGAGGGGATCCTGTTCACTATTGAACATGCTCTTTAGTTGCCGTTATCTAATTTTAATTTCCCCACATTTGTATCCAACCACAACAAAAAGATAAAAGGTATCTTAAGAGTCTTGACAGATCGAACAAGGCGGATACCTTATGAAAGCACGCGTCTTCTCGCGCCATGACCAAAGTCAGGGGCTGGGTCCCCGTTCAACGTGCCGAAGAACTCCTCGGCATTGACCGTCAAACCCTCTTCAAATACCGCGACAACGGAACCCTCAAGTTGGGTCCGCATTTCGCCGCGTTCCCAGAAACCCGTTCACGTGACGGTTACCGCTGGAACGTGGAAGCGGTTAGGAAACAGCTGCGAAAGAGCGGGGAGCTGCCAGTGTCTGCTTAAAGCGCTGGTAATGGCCCTTGCGTAGGCGATGTGCCAACATCAAATCAGTGACGTTCAAGGCAATGTCTTGATATGCCATTGAACGATACAGAGACGAACAAAGGGACTGCCAAGAGTCTTGCTGAACGCAAGGCTCTTTTTCTTTTAGTCCAAATAAAACAACCCACTGTGGATGCAATGGGGAAACAGAACGCTTTCGACTGGTCGTATAGATTGTTCCCCCTGGTCCCCAAGAGAACCCACTTAAATCCTCTGGCTTTAAACCGAAGGTTGCAACCATTCCGTAAAGCCAGGCTACGTCTTTTGTTTTTCGATTTGAGATCAGCTGAAAGTACTCATCCACAATCCGCTGATCAACAGGCGGGTGCTGTGACATGGTTGAGGTGTACTGG